TGCGGCCGCGCGCTCCTCCTGGGCTGGCTGGTGCTCATGCCCCAGATCCGTGGCGAGAAACAGACTGTGATCTCGACAGCTCACGCGCTCGACCTGGCCGTGGCCATGTTCCAGGATCTCGCGCCGATACTCGAGGAAAAGTTCGGCGCGAAGGCGAAGTGGTCCTACGGACGGAATGAGCTTGAGATGCCCGACGGCTCCCGCTGGTATGTACGCGCCGCCACGCCGTCCGCCGGCCACGGCCGGTCCCCCGATCTCGTGTTCGCGGACGAAGCGTGGGATCTGTCGGAGGAGGCGATCGAGCAGGGCCTTCTCCCAGCTCAGCGCGCCAGAAAGAGTCCGCTCCTGTCTATGTGGTCGACAGCTGGAACGGAAGCGTCGAAGCTCCTCCTCCGCTGGCGTGAGCAGGGGATCCGGCTCGTCGACGCCGGCGGCGGCGGCCAGCTGTACTTCGCGTCCTACAGTCCGCCGCCTGGCTGTGACCTGACTGATCCCGCTAACTGGAAGTATGCGAATCCGGCGATCGGACACACTCTCGAGCTCGAAACGCTGATCGCGGAATCCCAGTCCCCGAACAGGTCCGCTTTCCTCCGCGCGTCGCTGAACCTGTGGGTGGCGTCGGATCAGTCATGGCTCGAGCCTGGCGTCTGGGAGCGTCTGGTGTACGACGGCGAGGAGCTCCCGCCGGCGACGATCCTCGCGATTGAACAGAGTAACGACGGAAGCCGCTATGTCGGCCTGCTCGCGCACCCGCTCCCGAATAAGAGGGTCGTCGTTCAGACTGCTTTCACCGTGAAAACGGAAACGGAAATGTGGGCGGCCGTCGAGGAGAAGCTTCCGCCGTCCGCCACCCTGGCCCTACCGAAACCGCTCGAGATCCATCTGCCGCCCAGGTACGCGCACCGGAAGACGAACGTCGGCTATGGCGAGCTTCTGCTGTGGACGAGTCTCGTCCACGGAATGATCGTTGCCGAAGGCCGAGTGTTCCACCTGGGCGACCGTGATAAGACGCTTGCCGAGCACATGGCGCGCGCCGTCGCCGGAAAAACTCAGAACGGCGTCGCGCTCTCCTCCCAGCGTTCCCCTGGCCCGATCGAGCTCGCGCGCTGTGCTGTGTGGGCGATCGCGCTCTCGACGAAAGCGACCTGGACGCGCGCGCCGTCGATCGGAGGATCACGCCGACCTAGGTAGCGGATTCTCTATCTTCGTCGCCGGCGGAAATCCGGTACACAGGTCCGCCATACTGGGCTCGAAATGGGAATCTTCTCACGATCGAAAGACGCGACCATTCGCGCCGGCTATGGGGCGCAAGCTCCTGTGCTCGGCGGAGGGACGACTAGCGCGCTCGAGGCTTCCTTCGTCGGGGCGACCCGCGAGCGCGCTATGTCTCTTCCTACGATCTCGCGCGGCCGTGACCTTCTGTGCTCGCTCGTGAGCTCGCTTCCCATTCGCCAGTATGGGACCGCGTGGAACGGCGAAGATCTCGAGGAGATCCCCCTCCCGCCGGAGCCCTGGCAAATCCGACCGGACTCGCGGACCACGCGCACCCATACGATCAGCTGGACGGTCGACGATGCCCTGTTCAGCGGCCGCGCCTACTGGTACGTGACGAAGCGTTACGCGCCCAACGGCGACCGGCCCGTAGGTTTCCCAGCCGAGTTCACCATTCTTCCCGCGTCTATGGTGAACATGATCGCGACCCAGTTCGCCGGAAACGTTCCGCTGGGCGACTACTCGATTCAGTACAACGGCCAGACAATCCCGAACCGCGACGTGATCGTGTTCTATTCGCCTATGGCCCCGCTCCTGGGGATCGGCGGCCGCGCGATTCGTACAGCTGAGCGCCTGGATACTGCCGCCTGGCGTTTCTCGTCGACGACTGTCGCCGCCGGCTGGCTTGAGCAGACCGAAGGCGACATGCTGGACGACGAGTATCTCGACGACGCCGCGAACCGCTGGCAAGAGCTCCGCGACCTGAACGCGATCGCCGCGCTCGGCCGCGGCTGGAAGTGGAACGAATCCAGCATGGATCCTTCGAAGCTCCAGCTGACCGAAGCGCGCCAGCACCAGGCGCTCGAGCTCGCTCGCCTGGTGAACGTGAGCCCGTTCCTCGTGGGCGCGCCGACCGGCTCCGGCATGACCTACCAGAACGCCGAGCAGGCGCGCCAACAGCTCGCCCAGGACGCGCTTCCGTTTATCGAGATGATCGAGCAGACGCTCAGCGCGGACAACGTGACGCCGCGCGGCCGCGTGATAAAGCTCGACCGTTCCGCCTGGACTTCTCAGCCTCTCGACCGTGACGCGCAACAGGCCGCACAGGAGACGACCCCCGCATGACTCAGCTACGACTACAGCCGGCCTTCCACGGCCTCGCGATCTCGGCCGCCGAAGGTGACGCGCCGTCCCGCGAGATCGTCGGCCTCGCCGCTCCCTACAACGTGACGACCACGGAAAGCGGCGGGACGACGTTCCGGCTAGCGCCTGGATCGCTTCCGCTCGACGGACCGAACCCGAAGGTCTACCTGAATCACGATCACACTCAGGCGATCGGCGTCGTCGCTCAGCGCGTCGCAAACGACGCCGGCGTGATCGTCGCCATGAAAATCAGCTCGACGCCGCTCGGCGACCAGGCGCTTACCCTGGCCGGCGACTCTGTGCTCGACGGCCTGTCCGTCGGCCTGGACGTCGAGGAAGGCGACTACGACGCCGACGGCGTTCTGGTCGTCACGAAAGCCCGCTGGCGCGAAGTGTCGCTCGTGCCATTCGGAGCGTTCGAGGAGGCGCGCGTGTTAAGCGTCGCCGCCGCCGAACCGGAACCCTCCGCCGAGGAGGACGACACAGCCCAACCCAACCCCAACCCCTCCGAGGAGGAAACCGAAATGTCCACCGAAACCCCCGCCGTCGAGGCGACCGTCCCCAGCGCGCCGCTGTTCGCGGCCGCACCGCGGAAGATCACCGCGGCCGAATACCTGTCCGCCGTCGTCAGCGGCCGTCCTGGACTGATCCAGGCCGCCGAGAACGGAACCGGCGACGTGCCTGGAATCCTGCCCGACCCGCTCATTCGCGATGTCTACGACTCGCTGAGCCCCGCGCGCCCGTTCGTCTCAGCTGTGGGCGTGTACGCCGCACCGAACGCCGAAGTCTGGTATCGCCGGAAGATCACCCAGCACGTCGACGTCGACGTTCAGGCGGCCGAGTTCGACGACCTGGCTTCCCAGGCGCTCGAGATCTCGAAGCTGACCGTGAATAACTCGCTCGTGGGCGGCTTTATCGACTTGAGCGAGCAGGTGATCGACTGGTCCGAACCGTCGATGGTGAACCTGGTGCTCCGCGACATGACGAAGATCTACGCGAAGCGCACCGAAACCCTCGCCTGTGCCGCGCTGATCTCCGGCGCGACCGTGACCGACACGATCGCCGACTTCACCGACGGCGACGAGATCCTGGACGCGCTGTACGACGCCGCCGCCACGATCTCCGACGCGACCGACGAGCTCCCGACTCACGTCTTCCTCTCGCCGGACCGCTGGGCGGATCTCGGAAAGGCGAAGGCTGGCAACGGCGACCGGATCCTTCCGAGCGTCGGCCCGTCGAACGCCGCCGGAACCATGAACCCCGGCTCCTTCACCGTGGCCGGTCTGGGCCTGACGTTCGTCGTGTCGAACCGCTTCGCGGCCGGCTCGATGGTCGTCGGAAACCCCCAGGGAATCGAGCTGTTCGAACAGCAGAAAGGGACCGTCCGAGCTGACCAGCCGGCGAACGCCAGCGTCCGCCTGGCCGTCCGCGGCTACTTCGCGAGCCTGGTCATCGACTCGGGCGCGTTCGTGAAGTTCGTCGTCTGATTGTCCCCCGCGATCGCTGACGACAAGGAGGAGGTGAGGAGAGTATGGCGCTCACGAAGACAGTAACGCACGCCGTCGCCGTGGCCGGCGTCCATACCCTCACCCTCTCCGACGTCGCCGGCCTCGCCGTCGGCCAGCTGATAAGCGTCGCCGGCGTCGGCCAGTCATTCGACGGCCAGCACACGATTACCGGCGTCGACGACGTGGATCTCGAGATCACCTTCACCCAGGGGAATCAGAATCACGCCGGCGTCGACGTGCTCGGCCAGCTGAACGTCGTCGTCCAATGGATCGACGCCGAAGACGTCCTGGGCTTCCTGGGCGTCGATCCGGCGTCCCAGCTGGACGAAGACTGGCTCGACGTCGCCGTAGCGTCCGCCGCGGAATGGTGCTACGACCGTCGGAGGAAATGCGGCTACGCGGATCTTCCGAACGTCGTCCCGAACCCTTCCGTGAAAGCCGGCGCGATCATGAAGGCCGCCCAGGAATACCGCGAACGCGGAAGCGTCGAGTCGTACCAATCATTCGACGCGATCCCGACGCCGGCGCTGATCGGCGGCGGCCTCGGCCAGATCCTGACGAAGCTTGGCTGTAACCGGCCCAGGTTCGCGTAATGGGCCTGCTAAACGACGCGCTCGACGCGCTGTCCGCCTATCTGGTGGCCGGCGACGTTCCCGTAATCGACGACCCGCGGAACCTTCGTCCACCGGCCGTCCTAATCGAACCGCCGACGATCACGGTCCGCTCCGCGAGCCTGGTCGTCTGTGAGTTCCCTGTTATCTGTGTCGCGCCGCCGCCTGGCAACCGCGACGCGACGAAGAAGCTCCTCG